TTGTATAACTATCTTGAATATCGAAATATTCAGTTTTATCTGTTGAATAATAATCAACAAATGACGTGCCACAGTAAGTTTTTACTGCTTGACTTATGGCTGGCACTATAACATTTATTTTCGCATCTTCATTCACACCTGTAATTCCTGTGAAGTCCTTATACTGTTGTAATGTTACTAAATTTGCCATAATTAAAAGTGTGGGGCAATTAAGGCTGCCCCACGAATCCTGTCTAAGCTAAATATTAACTTCCTTTGTACATGTGTCCCCATTTAGAAGTAACGCCATCGATTAGATCGGTGAAGCCAATTCTTTGTGAAGCAACTAGTACTCTACGCTGTGCAGCAACTTCGTAGTCAGACTCGACGGTTACGCCTCTGAGTCTTGGTAATACGTAGTTTCTAGGGTTAACTGCGATAGCAGCGAATTTAGATACTGCTGGAGTAGCGAACTCGTCACATAATAGTACTCTTGAACCGAATACTTGACCAATTTCACCACTTAGTTTAGTAGCCATGTCGCCTACTAAATTAGCATCTTGGAATTCTGCATCTTCTAGTAGTTCGAAATATGTTCGTTGTGAAACGATATAAACTACTTCAGACGGGTTAACACCATATTTGCCCATGTTTTTTCTCATTGAAAGAAGTTCTGCAGCTGTAACTGTATCAGTAGCAAAAGCGGTAGCTGACTGTGTGAAATCACTGTCATTACGTGCTAAATGAAGGAGTCCTTCAAAAGCCGCACCACTTGTTCCGAATACGCCGTCAGCATCATCACCAGCTAGGATTGAGTTTTCAATTGCTCTAGCGTGTGATCTTACCATAGATTCTCTAATTAAAGGTAGAATCGGCATGATTGCATCTTCTTCAGTTTCATTTCCTAGGAAAGACTGAGAAATAAGTTTCTTAGTTGAAAGAGTCCTTTCAGTCATAGTAACACCAGTGAAAGGTGCGCCGTATGTGTCGCCTCTGGTCTCTAAGTTACCATAAGGAGCTGATCCACTAGCTGCTGTACCTGAAGCGAATTCAGCGTAACCAGCATCTGGTAGAATAGGGATAATCATATTCGCAGAAGACATTGGGATTTCTCTAAATAGAGGAGCCAATACTAATTCGTTTTCGATATCTCTTTCGATGTTTGTTGAAACAACTTGTTCAAAATCTGCGGAAGAAACTTCAACACCTGAATGTTGATTTACTTTTTCCATTAAAGATTTTGCTATTGGGGTGTCCCATCCGCGTCCAGTTGCTAGACCTGCAAATTTAGCGTCTGCTATATCTTGCTCGAATGATTTTTTCCAATCGCTGTTGTTACCTTGTCTGTCAGAGAAATGTCTTTTAGACTCACGAATGTTCATGATTTCTTCAGACTTTTCTGCTAATTGAGCTTCTAGTGATTTAACAACAGTCTCTAAGTTAGAGTGGTTGTCGTTCACACGTTTCTCAACGTCAGACATTAATTTTTCAGCACCTGTTAATCCAGCTTGGATTACAGTTTTCTGCTCTTCCTGTTTTGCTTCCTCGGAGGCTTTTTGAACTTCAGCATCATTAGCAGCTTTTTCAGTTGCTTCTTCTGCAGCTTTCTGTTCAGCAGCTTTAAGTTCGGCTTGCTTCATTGCATACTGAGCAACTGCTTTTTCAGCAGCTTCAGCGGCAAACGACTCAAGATTAAACTCGGGGTTGCTCTCAGGAGATGTATTTTCTTTTGACATATTTGTCTCCATATCTTTGGCTTTCGCCGTACTTGGCTGCTCAATTTCAACAGCGTTTGCTGAATCGTTTGAGTTAGCCTTATAAAAAGTTTGCTTATACTTGTTGTAGTCTTCCATATTATCGAATGACTTGCTAAGTCCAAAGGTTGCCCCTTGGTTGCATGGCACAGATACTACAGAAACTTCGAAAAGTTCAGCGTCCTTTATTTTATATCCGTCAGTTTCAGTCATATAATCGGCTTCCTTGACTTTGAAACCAACAGAAAAAGCTCCAAGGACACCGTCTTTAATTAATTGTGTTACGTTATCGCCTGCACCCTTTGAAATCTTTGCAGAAATCTCGAGTCCATTCTCAGTAACTTGTAAATCTTTTGCACGACCAATCGGTTTGTCGTAGTTGTGATTGAACAAAATAATTGGATTACCTTTATAGTTATCCAATCCACCTTTTGTCCAAGCGTCGGCTTCAATTATATCTCCAGCTCTATCAAGTCCATTTGTACTTGCTGAACCTTTAATATCGACGCCGCCGTCTTCTGATTCGCCTAACGCTTTAAAAGTGCTAGTCCAGTGAAAAATCTTTTCCATTGCTATTTCTCCGCTTTTTTCTTAGCCTTGGGGGCTGGTGCGGGCGCAGGGGTTGGAGCTTTAACAGCTACAACTACTGGATATCTTTTCTTCATGGCTGATAAAACTCTGCTCCAAGATCCAAATGCTCGTCTAAGCATGTAGTCTTTTACTGGTACATCAATACCATGACTTTTGTAGGTTGGTAAATCCATAGTTTCTACTCCTTGTTCTACAAGAAAGTCAGATAATGCTTTAGCCATCATATTTTTTGTCATATTATTCCTCTTCGCTTGGGGCAGCCTGTGTAGGTCTACCTCCTTCTTCGGGATTTGCTGCTGATCCTGCTATATTTGCTGGTACTCTTGGAGTATCGAATCCATCTACTGGATCTTTACCCAAAGCCTCTCTTGCTTCATTAGGACTCATGATCCCAGTGTTTACAAGAGTAGCATAATATGCTGCTTGGTCTCTTAGTTCTGGTTGTAAAGCAGGTATTCCTGTTACATCCTCAGATACTGCAAAACCAAAGTATCGCTCTAGTGCATACCCTAATTTTCTTACGATTGGTAAAATTGTTTCTAAATAGTAAAGCCTATGATTAGGTCTTATATTAGCATTATTACCGCCATCTAGTAAAATGGGTGGTATTCCCATCGCTTCTAGTATAATTCTTTCGTTTGATTTGATTCCTTCTTGGAAGTCTAAATCTTTGAAATTTACTTCTGTTAAGTTCTCAACTGTTAGTCCGCCATCTAAGAATAATGGACGACGACCGCCAGATTGTGGATTGTATCTTGCAACCCAAGCCTGTAACATTCTTTCTTTAATCTTTTCTGAAAGTGTGTTTGGTGATTTTAGTACAAGTCCTGGAACTGCTCCATTTTTGAAGAAGTTATCCTGGAAGGTTCTCATACTTGATAAAAGTTGCATAGTTCTAAATGCAGGCTTTAATCTTGGTACACCTCTATAAATTGATTTAAAACTGTTTTCTTTTATGTGTATAATCTCATTAGGACTATAATCTAAACTGTTTTCGTATGTGTATTTTGCAACAAAAGTATTTGGATCTGTTTCGATTCTTACTTTGTCTGCTGGCAAATGATATAGATGTGCTCCATCAAAGTAAATAAAGATATTTCCATCAATCATTAAGTCAATAATAAGATTTCTCTTAAAAGTATTCACATCCTGAAAAGGATTTGGCTCTCTATTGATTAAAAGATCAACTTTTGATCTTCTTATATTTTTTACAATATTGTTTGTGCCTGGTGATTGGTTACCTAGTGTAAAAGGTATATCTGCAACATCATCAACAATCATGTTGACCGCTCTGTTCACAATCTCTAGTTGTTCATATGCATTTTGGTAGTTAGTGACAATCTCTCGTGAGTCTACTGTCATTCCCTCATTTCGAGAAATTACATATTGGGCAGGGTTGAGTTTTTCCTCAATGTCAGAATTTCTACCTAATAATCTATCGTACCATGCCATGTTGTTTTTCTCTTTGAATCTCGACCCATTTGTTTTGTTTCTCTGCAGTAATCAGTTTGGGTCGTTTACCATAAATTGAATGTAGTCTAAGATGATGCTTATGACAGAGAGTTACAGTATAATCGTATACTTTGTCATGGTTATCATCAATGAAGGATTCTCGAAGTGCTAGTATGTCTTGTTCGTTCTCTATAGTTATCTTTTTCTTTTTTAACCAAGTTTCTAGTAGTTCGGTCAATCCGTAATAGTGATGAAAGTCTAGATGATCTGTGTCGCCACAAATATAACAATTATCTGATTTCTTATACTGTGATTTAGCCTTGTCTCTCACATATTTAACTAAATCTCTTTTTAATTTCATATTTCTACTCTTAATTAGAATTATACCAAAAACTTACATCAAATGTCAAGAACTGTTTTTTACAGGTCTTATTAGAATGTAGTGATATTGGTTTCAAATGAATAGAGTGCGTATCGTAAAGCATCAGCCATGTGAGATGCCATGTCATGTTTTGGCTTTTCTCTCATTAAATTAGGATTTGGATCCCACTGATACTGATCTAAGCACATCTGAGCTTCTCTGCATTTCTGATCCACCATAAGTGCATCATTATCGACTATGCCTGCTACATGTCCTATTCCGTCTAATACTGATTTCTTTGCATTTATAGTACTAATGTCATAATTTTGTGCAAAGTCGTATCTTGTTTGTTGAGCAGCAGAATCAATATAGATATAGTCGACATCCCATCTATCTATTAATTTTCGTATTTCTGTTGCGTGTTGTTCTGTTGTTCTTTCTGAATTATAGTACTCAGCTACTAAGTGATAAGTCGAAGTATCCCAATCATATGCTAATACACATAAAGCAGTAGGATCTTTGTATCCAACATCCAATCCTGCGAATACATCCATTTCTTTTGTATCAAGCTGTGAAAAGTCTCCAGTACATTTTTCATGGTTAAACTTCCAGATCTGTCCTTCAAAGACATTGAAGTCTGCCATATATTCTTGATTGAATTCTGCCTCAGACATTGTCTTTCTAGCTTCTAGAATGTCAGCTTCAGATACTCGAGGATTTTCATGGTAAGTAGCTTTTATACTACACCACTCTGGAAACTCGTCTGTCCACCCTCTATAATAAAACTCTGCGAAATAGTTGTTTCTTCCCCGA